GTTAGCACCAAGAAAAACTGATCGGCGCAGCAGCGTGGCGCGATTAGCGCCCGCTGTGGTGCGCGCCGATACCTTATTTCCTCACACATTCAGGCGTTGAAGCCGTCGGCCGGGCGCGCCTGGTTGGCCGCTTGGCCAGCCTCAGAGGCGCGACCTGGTCGACACCGCCTGGCTACCCCGGCCCAGGGCGAAAACGGTTATTGCGCGCGTCGTCGGTCGGCCGGACGGTTATTTCTCCCCCACCCCTTGGCGGCGTAGCCGTCTTAAGGCATTATGGGCGGCGGTCGATGATTTGCCGGCCAATGTCCCCGAAAATCACGGGTGCGGGGACAAGAACGGGGACATTTAATCCCCTTATATTCAATGGCTTAATGCCAATGTCCCCGATGTCCCCGAAGTCCCCTCACATGCGTATACGAGCGTAATGCACACTTCTCATTTGTGTGAAACATGCACTCTCCTATATGCGTGCGACGGGGACAAACGGGACATCGGGGACATGACATATAACTTATTGAATAATATATATTTCTTTGTCCCCGTGGATGTCCCCGTGATGTCCTTTTTCGGGGACATTGTCGGTCGTCGCGTTGCCGTCTTTTGAGGCCTGAGAGCCTGAAACCCTATAAAATATTGGGGTTTTATTGTTATGAGCGGTGTGAAGGCCGGTTTAGACAACGCGCTCGACGAGACCGACGACGAGCCGGGCAGTGAGGTGGCCGTCCAGGACGATCTGTTCGCCGATCCGGTCAATGGCGCGGCTGCGTCGCCGTTGTCGGCGCTCCTGGAGCCGCAGAAGCGCAAGGCCGGCAGGCCGCCAGGCGCTTTGAACGAGCGCACCAAGGCCGTTCAGGCGTGGCTGTTGAGCCAGAACCGGCACCCACTGGCCGTCATGGCCGAGGCGTACAGCATGTCGACGATCGACCTGGCCAAGGCGATCGGGATGCAGCCTGTTCAGGACAGGAACAAGGATGGTGTGCCAGTGGGTGAGCCGTACTGGCCACAGGGCATGCTCTACGACCTGTTCAAGCTGCAGATGGACATGGCGAAGGCCGTCACGCCCTACGTGGCGGCTCCTATGCCGCAGGAAGTCAAGGTGGCGCAGACTGCCCCGGTCAATATCGCGTTCCTGGGCGTCAATGGCCCAGGAGGGGTGTCTGTAGGCGCGCGCGGGGAGCCTGGCGAAAATTTTCCGGCCGAGGGGGACGTAATGGGCGTCAAAATCATAGGCCAGTCGGAAGGTTGAAGTCGGAAATACGGCTAAGCCTCTGTTTAAATTGATTATGTGGGTTAAGTCCGAGTTAAATCCGGATGGTCCGCGCCTGGCGTGCCCTGGGGCGAGCCCCCCGAAACGCGCGGGCCGAGACCCTTATACCTATTGGATCCCGCACAGAAGGTGGGTTGCCGAGTTCGGGACGGCCGGAACCTCATCCAGCACCAAAGGGGTGGGGGTAAGGGTTCCCGCATATGGCTGAAGTGGCAAGCCAGGTCTACGACAACACGCACTTTTACGAGGATTTCAGCGGCAAGGCCGCGAATTACCAGGTGGTGGATGCCGCGTGGCGGACCTACAAGGTGTCGCCGACACTGAAGCGGTTTCATGAAAGCCGCAAGTTCTACCGATTGGTATCAGGCCCGGTCGGATCTGGCAAGACCGCCGCCGCCGGCTTCATGGAGATGATTTACGGCCTGCTGGCGCAGATCCCGATGCCGGATGGGGTCAGGCGGGCGCGCTTCGGCGTTCTGCGCGACACCTACCGCAACATGTACGCCCAGTTCCTGCCCAGCTGGTGGGAATGGTTTCCCAAGGAAATCGGCAAGTTCATCGGTTCGGACGACCGGCCGTTCGTGCACAATATCCGCTTCGAGCGCGCGCCGCTGTTCAACAGCCTGGGCCAGGTCGTCGGCTACGGGCCGTGCGAATTGACGGTCGAGGGGCGGGCGCTGGGCACCAATTCCGTGGAAGGCGTGTGCCGCGGCTGGAACCTGACCGGCTGTTTCGGCGACGAATTCGACCTGTTGCCCGAGGAGGCGTACAGCTACCTGGCCGGGCGGGTGAAACGCTGGCCGCGCAAGCCCTACCGGGTGTCGCGCGGCGTCTGGGGCGTGTTCAACAAGACCGACGTCGACCACTGGATCTACAAGCGCTGCGTCGAGGACTACGACCCGAACGGCAATCTCGACTATTTCGACCAGCCGCCGGGCCTGATCCCGGGCACGCTGGACACCAATCCGGCGGCGGAAAACCTCGAATGGCTCGATGACGACTATTACCAGGTCCAGGCGGCCGGCAACAAGAAATGGTACGTCAAACGGATGGTGCGCAACGAATGGGGCGCATCGGTGGCCGGCAACGTCATCTACGAGGACTTCGACGAGGACAAGCACTTTCTGCCCCGGGAAATCGAGCCGCCGCCGGGCGCGCGCCTGGTGCTGGGCTTCGACGGCGGCGGCACGCCGTCCCTGGTGGTGGGCGGAAGCCTGCCGAATGGCCGGCGCATCATCTACGCCGAAATGGTCATATTCGACCCCGACGACGCCAAGAACGAGACGCTCAAGACCGGTGTCGGCACCAAACGGCTGATCGAGGCGGCGCGCAAGCTGTTGTGGCCGCGGTTCCGGCACTGCCACATCGAGATCTGCTACGGCGACCCATCGGCGTGGTACGGCGCCGATCGGGAGATGGGCGAATATTCGGTCATCGAGACGCTGGGGCAGCAGCTCGAAATCGCCGTCACGCCGGCGCCGTCCAACGAAATCCGCCTGCGGCTCGATGCGGTCGAGGAGCTGCTCGAGGACGGGCCCGACGGCCAGCCGATGATCGTCTTCAACCCGTCCTGCCGCTGGCTGCGCAAAGGGTTCGTCTCCGACTACAAGTGGAGCGTCATCGATCCGAAGGAGCCGCTGAAACCGCTCAAGCCGCAAAAAACCAAGACGTCGCACGTCCACGACGCGCTGCAGTATTTCGCCCTGGGCGACGTCGGCCGCGCCGGCGTCACCGGCGGCGGGCGGCACGACAAGCGGCCGCGCGACATGGGCCAGATGGGGCATAACGGCGGACCGCCGCTCGACGGCTGGGGCGGGCTCAATCCCAACCAGTGGCACCTTGAGAATGGCATATTGCGGCCCGGGTCGCGCGCTTCCGGCAGCTATTCGAGCGACTTCAATGTTTTCGGTGACTGAGGCCAGCGTGTTCGACGTCGCCGAGCTGCTCGACGACACGGGTGCGGCGCAGCGCGTCGGCAAGACCGCGTTCGGAAGGTACGCGCGCCAGGTCGCCGGCGGGGCCAGCTGCTCGGTCAGGGACGCGGACGGCCAGCTGGTGGCGATGGCTGGGCTGTGGCCGGAGGCTGCGTACGCCGAGGCCTGGTTCGGCGTCGGCCCCGGCGCCCGCGGCCACCTGGTGCGCCTGGTTCGGCTACTTGGCCGCCTGATGGTGATGACCCTGCGCGAAGCCGGCGTCCCCGAGGTCAGGGCATTCATCCATCCGGACAGCGTTGCGGGGGCGCGCCTGGCGTCAAGGCTTGGGTTCTCGCACCACGACACCGCCTCAAGCCCGCTTGGGCCGCAGGCGGTCTTCGTCCGGAGGATCTCATGAACTCGGTCCGGCAATTGTTCGGCATTCCGTCCAAGGCCCAGAAGCTGGAGGCGCAGGCGGCCCAGGACGCCCAGGTGAGGGCGCAGCGCAATGCCGAGGAACAGGCGGCGGTGGATACGGCCAGCGCCCAGACCTCGGGGGCGCGCCTGCGTCTGGGTGGCCGCCGGTCTTTGGCGTTCGCCGGCCGCGACTATTCCGGCGCCCTGTCTCCGACGCTTGGGGGCTAAATGGCCGCCTGGACCGACAAGGATATCTGCGAGGCCGCCGACGCGGCCGAAGAGAAGCGCAAGGCGATCCAGCCGGAGATCGACCAGTGCATGGTCTACGGCATGCCGTGGCGGCGCGACCCGAAGAAGGGGCGCGTCCGCTTCGACCAGCTGTTCGACAGTACCGGCCCGCAAAGCGTGCAAAGTTTTTCCAAGCGCATCGCCTCGGCGCTGACGCCGGCGTTCCAGCGCTGGATTGAGCTGAAGGCCGGACCGGTGACGCCGCCGGACATGGTCGAGGCGATCAACCGCCAGCTGGCCGATGTGACTGCCATAATTCTGGCGGCGATCGACGCCTCGAATTTCCAGATCAAGTCCGAGGAAATGTACGCCGACCTGTCGACCGGGACGGGCGCCATGCTGATCCTGGAAGGCGACGACGAAAACCCGCTGATCTTCCATTCCGTGCCGCCGTGGGCGCTCGGCATCGAAGAGGGACCGTCCGGCACGATCGAGAACGTCTACTG